GATGGTACTGGAGATGGTACAGGTGATGGTACAGGTGATGGTACTGGAGATGGTACAGGTGATGGTACTGGAGATGGTACAGGTGATGGTACAGGTGATGGTACTGGAGATGGTACAGGTACAGGCATAGGCGGCACTGGTTTATTTGCTGCTCCTTCTCTTGCTAAACCAGTGTACGAACCTGCGTACAAAGGCATAGGATACCAAACGGAATTACTTAAGCCACGTTTATTTGATTTTATTGATTATTCAATTCTTGGGAACAGACAACGATGACGTACTTAGAATTAGTTAATGGAGTCCTGAGAAGACTCAGAGAAAACACAGTAGGCTCTGTGACTCAGAACACCTATTCAGAGCTTATTGGGGACATGGTTAATGACTCTAAGCGCATCGTAGAGGACGCTTGGGACTGGTCTGCGTTGAGATCTACGTTGACAGCCACAACAACGGCAGGTGGTTTTAATTATGTTCTCACTGGTAGTGGCAACAGAATTAAACTGATTGACGTTGTTAATGACACGTCCAACTGGTTCATGACGTACAAAGACTCACACTGGATGACCAATGCCTACTTGAATCAGGAAGCACCTTCTGGTGCACCTCGTTACTTTACGTTCAACGGTGTTGACGCTAATGGTGACACACAAGTAGACCTGTACCCAAAACCTGATGGTGTGTATACGATTCGTTTCAACTGTATCCTACGACAGGACGACTTGTCAGCCGATGGAGACCAGCTGTTAGTGCCACACATGCCCGTAGTTCATCTAGCGTTTGCTATGGCTGCTAGAGAACGTGGTGAGACTGGTGGTAGATCAGCGGGTGAACTCATGGGCTTTGCACAGAACTACTTGTCCGATGCAGTAGCTCTGGACGCACAGAAGCACCCTGAAGAAACAGTCTACATGGCAGTGTAACACATGGCTCAAGACAGACAGAACATCACGATTGCTGCACCAGCGTTTAGAGGACTCAACACGCAGGACTCACCGATTACGCTGGACGCTTCCTATGCTTCCGTTGCGGACAACTGTGTCATTGACCAGTATGGTCGTATTGGGTCACGCAAGGGGTTCCTAGCGCTCACAACGGACACTACACCGATTAACGGCAGCAACGGCATAGAAGTCATCAAGGAGTACATTGATCCTGACGGAACTAATGTTGTATTCTCAGCAGGCAACAATAAGATCTTCAGTGGTACAGCCACATTGACTGACGAGACACCCGTAGCGTACACCATTACTGCTAATGACTGGAAGATGGTCAACTTTAATGACAGCATCTATATGTTCCAGAGACTACACGAGCCTCTTGTGTACTCCGCAGCGTCAGGTGCTGTAGAACCTATGTCTTCTCTGGGTACTGCTGTTGGTACACCACCTGAAGCTAATGAAGTCCTGTCTGCTTATGGAAGGCTGTGGGTGGCTGACATCAGTACTGACACCTCTACTGTCTACTGGTCTGACCTTTTGAATGGCTCAGCGTGGACAGGTGGCACATCAGGGTCAATTAACTTGAACAAAGTATGGCCCAACGGTATGGACGAGGTTGTTGCACTGGCTGCACACAATGACTACCTAATCATCTTCGGTAAGAACGCCATCTTGACTTACAGTGGCGCTACGGACCCTTCCACGATGCAACTAGCGGACACTATTGCTAACGTGGGTTGTGTCTCAAGGGACTCTGTGCAGCACACTGGTACGGACCTGCTGTTTCTGTCCAACGAAGGTGTCAGAAGTTTAAGCAGGACGATACAAGAGAAGTCCCTACCTATGCGGGACATCAGCAAGAACGTCCGTAATGATCTGTTGTACATCAACACGCAGCAAATCAACAGCCCACTTAGGAGTGTCTATAGCCCAGAAGAAGCTTTTTATCTTTTGTCCTTCTCTGACTCCCAGTTTGTCTACTGTTTTGACATGAGGACGCCTCTGGAAGACGGGTCACATAGGGTGACTACGTGGTCCAATGTAAACTTGAGATCCTTCACTAGACTTCAAGACGGCTCAGTGTACGTAGGTAGTGCAGAAGGCATCTCTGAATACTCTGGTTATCAGGACTTTGGCTCCAGTTATGACATGAGTTACTTTAGTAATCCCTTGACTTTTGGGGACAGCTCAAGACTGAAGATGCTCAAAGAAATCATCATGACGTTCATTGGTGGTCAGGGTGCCCAAGTAAACATTAACTGGGGCTATGACTATACACAAGCGTACACCAAAGAGATCGTTACGATTGACTCTGGTAGTCAGGTGGCTTACTACAATGAGAACGAGTTTAATGAACCAGATTCAGAATACAGTGCTTCAATTATCGTGGACAGGCCCAAAACTAAAACAACAGGCACAGGTACAGTAGTGACTATAGGTATTGAAGCAACAATCAACAGCAACGCTTTATCTTTGCAGGAAGTTAATATACAAGCAATAATCGGTAGGATGATATAATGAGTAATTATACAAAGACCACAAACTTTACCGCCAAAGATAGTCTTCCTACTGGCAACACAGCGAAGATTATTAAAGGCGTAGACTTTGACACAGAGTTTGACGCAATTCAAACAGCGGTAGCCAGTAAGTCGGACTCAAACAGTCCTACGTTTACAGGAACCGTAACAGCGGCAACAGTGACCGTCACGGGTACACTAACTGCTGGTACTATTGACGGAGGAGTGTACTAATGGCGCTCATTGATGACTTATTAGGCTTAGGATTTGACATCACCCAAGCTCAAAACCTAGCGGACCAAATACAGCAGTTCGGTACAGAAGCTCAAACAAAAGCTGAAGAAATAGGCACACAGGCCTATGACGCTATGCAGTTTAAGCCGTTTACGGTTACTTCAGGGGTTGGTGGAGTAACAACAACTGCTGACGGCAGCACAGCAATGCAGCTAACCCCGGAGCAACAAGCGCTACGCAATACACTCTTTGGTGGTTCTCAGGCGCTCGCTGGGCAAGCCACAGCAGCCTACGATCCTATTTATGCTCAAATTGCACAGCAGGCATACGGTGGCGTGTCTCCTCTTCTCACGCAGGCTCAGCAGGCTTCTATGGATGCTGGAGCTATGGACAGAGCTGCTAGAGAACAGCAGGTCTATGGTCAGCTCAGGGCGCTACAGTCGCCTGAAGAAGAGCGTCAGCGGTTAGCTCTGGAAAACAGATTGGCAGCACAAGGCCGATTAGGTACACAAACGGCTCAGTTTGGTGGCACACCAGAAGGCTTAGCTCTTGCTAAAGCACAAGCAGAAGCTCAGAACCAAGCTGCACTTATGGCTATGCAGCAGTCCGGAATTGAACAGCAACAGGCAATCTCCAGAGCAGCTGGATTACAAGGGCTTGCTGGCGGTATGTTCGGAATGGGCGCTCAGGCTCAAATGACGCCTAGACAGCTACAATCAACAGACCTACAGAACTTAGCAAGCATGATGACTTCTGGCTATGCACCGGAACGTGAGCTTCTGAACCAACTACAAGCGGGCACTAATATCGCTAGTCTTGCTGACGTAGCACGTAGGCAGTCTGCTATGGAAAGAGCACAGACTCGTATGACTGGTCTTGAGGCAGCATTGGAAGCACAGAAAGCGCGAGCAGGTCTTATGGGACAAGCAATGGCGTCTGCTGGTCAAGTCATTGGTGGCGGCATGGGGCAAGGTGGTTTGTTTAGTAGTATTGTAGGAGCAGTTCCGGGATCTTCATCACTTCCTCAGTGGCTTAAAGATATATTAGGAATTTAACATGGCTAGATTTTCAGAAGGGTTTTTAAGAGACATTCGTAACTATGGTCGTATGTCTCCAACAGAAGGCCGTAGACAGCCTATGCAAGCTACTCCTTCGGTATATCAACAAATGGGTACAACAGATCCTCTAGCTCGTAGAGTAGGTAGCTTATTTAGCAATCTAGGCGTAGACACGAGTTATATGCAGACTGCACCTGAAAGGATTGCTGCTGAGACTGAAGGGTTGGACATGTCTACTATTGAAGGACAAAAAGCCGCAATAGAAACACAACTTCAATACACTGCAGATTCTCAAGTCCGTAATGCACTTATGGTTCGTTTACTTGAATTGTCCACTTTAGAAAAACAACAACAAAAACAAAAAGACGCTCAGAATCAGTTTGTAGAACGTAAAATGTCCTTAGCCAACAGCGCTGTTAAACTAGGATTGACAGACATTGCAGAACGTATTCCAGGAATTATGGATCCTGAAGAATTAAAAAATGTTGCTACTGAGTTACGTAAATTAGAACTAGAGAAAGTCCCTACTCAAAACCCTATCATTAGAAAGAAAATGGCTAATGCTGCTGGGATTAGTGATGACTTATTTAAAGAACTAGAGTTAGCTAAGGTTTCTGACAAAACGTTTACTGATTATTTGTCGGGGCAAAAAGGCAAACCTGAATTTTTCTTAAAGGACGGTAAAGTACAAAGCTACAGGGTGAATAAAGAGTCCGGGCTTGTCTGGGACTTTGACCAAAACAAGTGGGTTGAAGCATCATCTTTAGGTTTAGAGGAACCGCCACCACAAGTACAAAAAGTAGAAAACATAACTCAAGGAATGGGTGAGGAGCTGTCTAAAGTAGGTGCTAAGAACTTTGTTGAACTTTCTGAAAACGCAAGTAAAGCAGCAGACGCGCTGAGTTCTATAAACCGAAGTCTTCCAATCCTTGACAACATGTACACAGGTGCTGCTGCAGAGATCAAACTTAACATAGCTAGATACGCAGAAGTTCTTGGTATTCCTATTGCGGATCCTTCTTCTATAGCCGACACCGAAGCTTACATTGCGGACTCAGGTAGACGAGTTGCTCAGTACATTGTTAATTTAGGTGCTGGAACTGGGTTATCAGATGCAGATAGAAGGTATGCAGAACGTGTTGTTGCGGGAGACATTACACTAAACAGAGAAACTTTACGAAGACTCTTGAAAGACATGCGTAAAGGTGCTCAGAACAAAATAGACGCCTACAAAACAACAAGAGCTAGA